TGCGCGTCCGCAACAGCGACGAACCTCTTCAGCCGGGAGAGTTCCGTGACATCGACGCGCCGGGTGGCAACATCCGAGACGCTATTATTCCGCTGCCGTACAAAGAGCCGTCGGGAACGCTGGCCAGCATGCTGGGTGGTCTGATCAACGACGGGCGCCGTTTTGTGTCTTTGGCGGATCAGCAGCTTGGGGATGCGAACCAAGAAATGCCTGTGGGCACGACCGTTGCGCTTATCGAGCGCGGAACAAAGGTCATGTCTGCTATTCACAAGCGGTTGCACTACGCACAGAAGACGGAGTTCCGGCTGCTGGCGCGTATCTTCGCTGAAAATCTCCCCCCGGTTTACCCCTATGAGGTAGCTGGGGCCCCCTCGGAGATCAAAGCTGAAGACTTCGACGCTCGGATTGACGTCCTCCCCGTCAGTGATCCGAACATCTTCTCGATGGCGCAGCGGGTCTCCTTGGCGCAAACCCAGCTTCAGCTGGCGCAGTCGAACCCGCAAATGCATAACCTCCATGCAGCGTATCGGCGGATGTATCAAGCGTTGGAGGTGCAGAATATCGACGAGATTCTGCCGCCAGTCCCGCAGCCGCAGCCGCAGGACCCTGTCGCAGAGAACAGCGCGATTGTTTCCGGTCAGACCCCGCAGGCCTTCCCGGGTCAGGACCACGACGCGCACATTCAAGCGCATCTTACCTTGCTCGAGATGTCTATCTTGCAGCAGGTGCCAGCCGTTCTTGCAGCGTTGACGGTACACTGCATGCAGCACATTGCCTTGAAGGCGCGTGAGCAGGTGGAGCGCGAGGTATCAACTATCGTCAGCACCCCGCAGAAAGAGATGCAGCAGCTTCAACTTCTGGTGCAAGCAGGCGCGGTTGATCCAAGGATCGCGCAGCAACGTATGCAGGAGATGGCCACGATGGGCCCACCTCAGTACACGCCAGAGCAGATCGAGGCGCGAGTTGCGCAAGTCGAGGCAGAAATGCTGGCTGAGCTGATGCCGTCGCTCACCTACAAGGGCCGCGACGGCCAGCAGCAAGACCCGCTGGTCGCGATCCGCATGCAGGAACTCAACATCCGGCAGATGGAAGCGCAGAACAAAGCGCAGCTTGATCAGGCCAAGCTGTCTCTGGACCAGATGAAAGCTCAGCAGCAGGCGGTAACGGACTCGGCACGTCTTGAGTTGCAAGAGCAGATTGCCGACGAGCGGTCGGATGTGAACCGCGAGCGCATCGATGTGCAGCGCCAAGCGATGATGCGGAGGACATAATGCCACTGAAACGCGGATCGAGTCAGAAGACGGTAAGCTCGAACATTGGCCAGTTGCGGGACGAGGGTTACCCGCAGAAGCAGGCGGTCGCCATCGCACTGGAGCGTGCAGGAAAGAGCAAGAAGGCAGCGGGTGGGCTAGTCCAGTCCCGCTTCAGCTCTTCGCCTCGCGCAAACGTTTTTCGAGGGACGTTCTGATTAACATCAACCGTTTTCAGTTCTAAGGTGCGCGGCACGAGAACTCATGGTACACTTGTGCCATGTGGACCCCTTTACTCCTCATATGCTACGTCGACAGCATTGACTGCGCGATCCCAAACGCCCCGGCTTACGTGACCGAGGAGCAATGTCTGCTGGCTTTGGACGATGTGCTCAAAACCTTTATCCTACCCAAAGGCATGATGATCATGGGCTATGATTGCTACAACTGGGGTCTGGAGTCCTAAGCTCAATGTGCGTCCTTGTATTAGTCACTGTAGGACATCTCTTTATTAACGGAGAAGGCACGTGGCTGTATAAGAACTGCCATTACGATTGTGGGAGGAAAACTCACGGTTGGTATGATATAATTTACCGCGTAGACTTCGACTATCGCTGCCCAAGGACCTACCGCGATGCTTGATCCGGTCACAGTCATAGCCACGGCGTCTGCCGCCTACAATGCTCTGAAGAAGGGCATTGAGATCGGCCGCGAGTTGCAGGACATGGGCGGCCAGCTTGCCACTTGGGCAGGTGCTATCAGTGACATAGACTATCTGGCAAAGAAGGCCGAGAATCCCCCGTGGTGGAAGGTTGGCGGCAATGTCCAAGCTGAAGCCATAGAAATCTTTGCGGCCAAAAAGAAGATCGAAAGTCAGCGCGCTGAACTAAAGACATACATCCAGTACTCTTACGGTCAGTCAGGGTGGGAGGAGTTGATGCGGATCGAGGCACAGGTGCGCAAGCGCAAGCAAGCCACAGATCATCGCCGCGCTGAGATAAAAGAACTCCTTATCACGATCACTATTGTTGGCCTTGCGCTCTTGGCTGGCGTTGGTGGTTTGGCTTTGCTTGCCTACTTCTTGGTGCAGCAGCAGTGAGGTTTTGACATGACCAACTCAGAATACGACTTCAACGGCAACGGCAAGATTGATCCAGAAGAGCGAGAGATCATGCTCGAAGATCGTCGCCGCAAGATGGAAGACGCGGACGCTAAGCGCGATGCGCAGCGGAGAATGACTTGGTTTGCCTTGGCTGGCATGGTTCTCTACCCTCTGGCTATCATCTTGGCCTCTGCGCTGGGCTACAGCGAGGCTGCTGGGCTGATCGCTGACATTGCCACAGTGTATGTCGTGGCGGTGAGCGGCGTAACTGCTGCTTACTTTGGATTCAACGCGATGGAGTCGAACAAGTGACGGAAATCATCCTGGTCGCAATCATCGGCTTGCTGATGTGGCGACTCGCCAAGCATGAAAGTGAGAATTGGAAATGATCGGAAAACTCATCGAACCCGTCACGGGCCTCTTGGATAAATTCATCGAGGACAAAGACCAGAAGGCGCAGCTTGCGCATGAGCTTGCCACGATGGCTGATCGTCACGCGCAGGACTTGGCGCTTGCACAGATCGAGGTGAACAAAGCGGAGGCTGCATCTGGCTCTGTGTTCAAGGGCGGCTGGCGTCCGTTCATTGGCTGGGTATGCGGCAGCGCGTTCGCCTACCACTTTGTCTTGCAGCCTGTGATCGTGTTCGTTGTGCTGGCGGTGGGTGTTGACCTGCCGCCTTTGCCTGAGTTCGACATGACATCTCTGATGACTGTCCTCATGGGCATGTTGGGCCTCGGTGGTCTGCGCACCTATGAAAAGAAACAGGGTATTACAAAATGAACATCACCGAGGAACAGCTTGCAGCCATGCTGCCGACCAACCGCGAGATCGCGGAGTGGTGTAAAGTTCTTAACAGCGCGCTGCCCAAGTATGAGATCAACAACGCGCGCCGGATTGCTGGCTTCATCTCGCAATGCGGGCATGAGAGCCGAGATTTCACGGCGATGGAAGAGAACCTGAACTACTCCGAGAAGGCGCTGAACTCTGTGTTCGGTCGTTACTTTGGACCCGGCAAGCGCAACGCTGCGGACTATGCGCGCAACCCTGAGAAGATCGCCAACTACGTCTACATGGACGAGTTCCGTTCGAAGGCTGGCGCGCTCGGCAACGTGCAGCCGGGAGATGGTTTCAAATTCCGGGGCAGGGGTCTCAAACAATTGACGGGGCGCCAAAATTACGCTCGCTTCGCCAAAGACTACGACATGACGGCAGACGAAGCAGCCGAGTGGATTGAGACGAAGGACGGCGCTCTGGCGTCGGCGCTATGGTTCTGGAACACCAACAACCTCAACCCAGTGGCCGACACCGGGGACGTTCGCGCCCTCACCAAGCGGATCAATGGCGGCGATATTGGCTTGGCGGATCGACAGCATCGCTACAACGTCGCTATGCAGGCGTTGACGGGCGACATTCCGCCGCGCGCGCCCATCTCGGCCGCAAGCACGCCGACGCTGCGTCGCGGCAGCACGGGCGACGCCGTGAAGCAGATGCAGCAAAAGCTTGGCATCGCAGCGGATGGGGACTTCGGCCCCGGAACTGAAGCGGCCGTTAAGAAGTGGCAGACTGCGAATGGGCTTGCAGCCGATGGCATTGTTGGTCCAAAAACATTGGCAAAGCTTATGGGAGGCTAACATGCGGATTATAATTGACCTGTTAGGAGACGAAGGCGTCGAGGTTGATAAGATGGAAGAGGGCACCAACTGCCCGATCGCCACGCAAGACCCTGACGTTAACGAGATGAACAAGCTCGAGGCTGTTGAAGAGGCTGCCTATCGTGACCCAGCACAAGACGGCGGGTTTCGTGCGGACGAGGTGTGCGGCAACTGCGGCGCATACAATCAGACCGAAGACATCTTGGAGTGCATCGGCCTCGACGATGACGATCCGCAGCTGGGTTATTGCCAAATCTACAAGTTTGTTTGCGAGAGCATGTACACTTGCAACGACTGGGTGAAGGGTGGCCCGATCAAGAGCGAGATACAAAACGCTTATCGTGGGGATATCTTGTAGTGGACGTTGTTGATTTCGCAAAATATATGTATAAGCTACTGCGAGAGCGCGAACAAGAAATTGCAAGTGCTCTCGCCAATGACGCTGCTCGCGACTGGGAGCAGTACAAAATGCTGGTAGGTGAAGTACGGGGCCTCGCCTTCGCCAGAGAAGAAATCAAAGCCCTGCTGGAGAATCACGCTGACGATGTCGAAGACATTATATCTTCCTGAACATGTCGCGCAGAAAATTAAAGATGTGAGGTCCAAGGGCAAAGAACCTTCTGAACCTGCACCTGTTTCTGCTGATGCAGCCTATGTGGATGCGCAAGAGCGGGTCTTAGACCCAGCCCTCCTCGACAAATCTCTTCTTGACCGCTTGCCCCAACCCACGGGCTGGCGGGTTTTGGTTATGCCCTACCAAGGCGCGGCCAAGACGCAGGGCGGTTTGTATATTCCCGACGAGGTTCGTGACCGAGAAGCGGTGGCCACTGTGGTGGCTTACGTGTTGCGGGTAGGCCCGCTTGCGTACAAGGACCCGAACAAGTTTGGCCCGGACGCAGATCCGTGGTGCAAAGAAGGCCAGTGGGTTTGCATTGGCCGCTACTCGGGTTCGAGGTTCAAGATCGATGGTGGTGAGGTTCGTGTCATCAATGACGACGAGGTCATCGCAACGATCCTTGAGCCGACGGACATTAAGAGCGTCTAGGAGGCAACATGACCGAGCAGGATATGAAGGAAGACACCTTTGAGGATGAGGGTGTAGAGGTTGAGCTGGAGGGTGGCGCCGAGGCTGAAGAGCCTTCGGGACAACAGGCAGCACCTGTTGAGCAGTCAGACGACGAGCTTGATGATTACAGCAAGAACGTCCAGAACCGGATCAAGAAGCTGACCGAAAAGTACCGGAAGGCTGAACGTGATGGGCAAGAAGCCGCCCGTTTGGCTCAGCAGCTTTTGGAAGAAAACAACAAGCTCAAAACGCAGGTCACAAGCCTCGACAAGGGCTATGTCAATTCTGAAGAAGCTCGCCTGACAGCAATGCTGGAATCGGCAAAACGCAGCTACCGCGAAGCATATGAGTCGGGCGACTCCGATAAGATGTTTGATGCGCAAGCTCAAATTGCCAAGATCACCCTTGCACAGGACCGCGTTGGTGTGGCGAAGAAGCGTTTCGAGCGCAGCACCGAAGAGGCATCAGCGCCTGTTCAGCAGCAGGCTTCACCTCAACGAGCGCAGCAAGCGCCTACGCCGGACCCCAAAGCGGAAGCTTGGGCGCAAAAGAATGAGTGGTTTGGTCAGGACGAAGTCATGACTTATGCCGTGTTTGGTATTCATCGCAGGCTGGTTGAAGAAGAGGGCTTTGACCCGCAGAGCGAAGAGTACTATAGTGAGGTTGATCGGCGCATTCGTACGGAATTTCCGCACAAGTTTGCGCAGGCCAAGAAAACGGGTGGAGCACAGGTCGCCTCGGCTGGCGCTTCCGCATCCCGCAGCACTGCAAAATCGGGGCGCAGGTCGGTGAAACTCTCACCTTCCCAGATTGCGATGGCAAAAAAGTTAAACGTTCCTCTTGAGGAATATGCCAAGTACGTCAAGGAGTGAGAGCTATGACTGACACACGTTCACCGCGCGCAAGCGCAACCCGCGAAACACAAACGCGCCGTAAACCTTGGGCACCGCCCAGTCACCTTGATGCACCGCCAGCCCCAGAGGGCTATGTGCACCGTTGGGTTCGAGTCGCTATGCGTGGCGAAGAGGACAAGATGAATGTCCACAATAAGCTGCGTGAGGGATGGGAGCCAGTTCGGGCAGATGAATACCCGGACTATCAAGCCCCAGTTATCGACGATGGTCGTTATGCTGGTGTTATCGGACAAGGTGGTCTGATGCTGTGCCGTCTACCTGCTGAAACTGCCCAAGAGCGAACCGCGTATTACGGGGGCCGGACCCGCGAGCAGATGGTTGCAGTCGATCAGGACTTGATGAAGGAGCAACATCCTTCAATGCCGATCCATCAAAGTCGGCAAAGTCGTGTATCCTTCGGAGGTCGCGCTCGCGACTCCGAATAACTGAAAACTGAAGGAGCCTTAAGATGGCAAATCAAGACTCTCCCTTCGGTCTTCGCCCTGTTCGCATGGTGAATGGCTCGCCGTTCTCGAACCAACAAAACCGTTACCGCATTGCGGCTAACTACAACACGTCGATCTTCCAAGGTGACCTCGTCAAAGCGGTTACCGGTGGCGGCATCGAGCGTGTTGCAGCAGCTGACGGCGGTCTGGTTCTTGGTGTGTTCAACGGCTGCACCTACACTGACCCGACCAGCGGCAAGCAGAAGTGGTCCAACTACTACCCCGCCTCGACCAATGCGTCGGACATCATCGCTTTTGTCGTTGATGCTCCCGACACTGTGTTCGAAGTTCAGGCTGACGCAGCGTTCCCCGTTGCTGACCTGTTCGGCAACTTTGACATCGTGGACAACAGCCCTGTTGGCGATACCACCTCTGGTATCTCGAACATGGAAGTGTCCGTGGTCACCGGTGCGACGACTGCGACCCTGCCCCTCAAGGCAATCGACATCTCGCAAGATCCGCTGAACAGCGATGTTGCCACTGCCAATACGAACGTTTTGGTTATCATCAACAACCACCTGTTCCGTGCTGGCACGGCTGGCTTGGCATAAGGAGGGCTGAGGTATGGCTATCTCTCGCGCACAACTTGCGAAAGAGCTGGAGCCGGGTCTTAACGCCCTCTTCGGCATGGAGTATGCTCGGTATGAAAACCAGCATGCGGAAATCTACACCACTGAGTCCTCGGATCGTGCATTCGAAGAGGAAGTGATGCTGTCCGGCTTCGGCGCTGCGCCGACTAAGTCGGAAGGCTCGGGGATTTCCTACGACAACGCTAACGAGGCGTACACCGCCCGTTACAACCACGAGACCGTGGCGCTTGCCTTCTCGATCACCGAGGAAGCAATCGAGGACAACCTGTACGACCGCCTTGGCAGCCGTTACACCCGTGCCCTCGCCCGCTCCATGGCTCACTCGAAGCAGGTCAAAGCTGCTGCAATTCTGAACAACGCCTTCAACTCGTCCTTCACGGGCGGTGACGGCAAGGAATTGTGCGCAACGGACCACCCGCTGACCGGTGGCGGTTCTTTCGCCAACGAGCCCAGCACTGCGGCTGACCTCAACGAGACCTCGCTCGAGGACGCGTTGATCAACATCGCAGGCTTCGTTGACGAGCGTGGTCTCAAGGTCGCTCTCCGCGGCACGAAGCTCATCATTCCGCGTCAGCTGCAATTCGTTGCAGAGCGCCTGATGGTTTCCAACCTGCGCGTGGGCACTGCGGACAATGATGTCAACGCAATCCGCTCGATGGGCATGCTGCCCGACGGGTACGCGGTCAACGACTTCCTGACCGATCCGGATGCGTTCTTCATCCTGACCGACGCACCCCGCGGCTTTGTTCACTTCGAGCGCACCCCGCTCGCAACGAACATGGAAGCGGATTTCGACACGGGCAACATGCGCTTTAAGGCGCGTGAGCGTTACAGCTTTGGCTATAGCGACCCCCGTGCCGTGTTCGGTTCGCCGGGCGCAGCCTAATCCCACTCCTCCCTGTGGGTTTGACTGGGGCGATCTTCGGATCGCCCCTTTCTTTTTGCATACTGCTCCTGTATCCTTTGCGCATCCCTGACAGCGGTACTGTGCCGCTGACATTTGCCACGACAGGAGATCCTCATGGCTAACACGACTTTCTCGGGACCAGTACGTTCCGAAAACGGCTTTCAGTCCAT